CCGGAGGATGCATTCTCGATGAATGCGAAGCAAATATCCGCACCCATCTTGACCATCTTGTTGTTACGAATCATTCCGGCTTTCTTGCCGTACTCATCCCACTTAGCTGGATGCCGCTCGACTGGGTATCCTTCTTTTTCCCAGATCCACTCAGCGATTCTGTCGGCACCATTAGGGCAGGCGCCACTTACGAGCACTGGAATGCTGTCCGGAGTATTTTCCGCAAGCCAGCCCAGCAACGTCCTCTGGATCAGACCAATATCAGTCCAAGTCCGAGAACCAGTTATGAGGATTCTCATTAGGTTCCTTTCAAATAAGTACTATGTCGTGATCGATTGACCAGACAGGGCAGTCACCAATATAATCCGGAACCATCCAGGCTCCAGTGGCAACCTCATCACCGAGAAGAATATCGGACCAAGTTAGAGTCATTGTGTACCCTTGGTTGCTCGCTGCAAATCGTATTCTTTACGTTGCTCTCGAATTTGCTTAGCTATTCGCTCTTGTTCTTCAGGGGTTGTGATTCGCCACTTTGCGCTTCGAACCGAACCATCGTTCACAATTTGGCCATTGCGACGCAGTTTAATCAATGCGTTAGAAATCGCTTTTCGTTCCGACCCGGTGGGTAACGGTACACCATCGCGTATCCACCCCAAAACGGTATGCATCATATCATCGGTCTTTGGTTGGCGAATAAATTTTGGTGCATCAGCTTTAGGTAGTGTCGGTGCCAAAGAAAATAACGCGGTGAGAGTTTCTTCACTGACCTCTGGGTTAACGCCATCACGAAGTTTACGACCAAGTACGATTAGCGATCGTCCCAATTCTTGCTTTTCTTTTAATGTGAGATTCATCGTGCGCCTTTAAAATACGGAGGCATCCATAGCCTGCAAGTAACATTTGATGCCAAATCGTCGATCATTGATGCGCCACGGATATCCCAGTACTTTAACTGTGGCGGTGAGCAGCGAATGATCAAGAAAACCCAGTTGTGCATCCAAGTCAAGCTGTCGACCATTGTATGTAATATGTTCGATCTTGGAGTTATGCGGGAGAGTTACTCGCAGTACCGGAGATAGTTCGGCAAACTTATTAACGTAGGCCCGGTTGACGTTCCAGCCTTTTTCAGCAAGCTCAGTAGCCAGTTCCTCTGTGAGAACCAAAGAAAATGCTCGGGTTCCCAGCGGAGTCTTGTGGTTACCCTTACCGCTAAATGACGGCTCGACAATCTGAACGTTCGTGAAGGTGATGATCTCGGGGTCAATGTCAGGCATTTTTCGGCTTCCTAATCGCATTGGACTTGTCGACACATTCGTCACCGAAAGCTTTCCGCATAGCGGCGAACATGGATACTCGCATACGACTGTGTTCACCACCATACAGAAAATATGTTTGACCCCAAGACTGAATTGCCTTGTCTTGGTTTCTAACTTCACCGTTTCGGTTTACTTCGTAGTTTGGGGGGAGTGGAATCCTAACCCATTCAATTTCTTTAGTCATTATCCAATCCTAAGTCAGAAAATATGAGGCCGTGTTAGGGCCCCATACTTTGGGTTGTAATTAGTCTTTCTTCTTGTTGTTGATTCCAGCATCAGCAGCGATAACAGCGATCTCGCTCAGCGTATGCAGAACAGCACCAGCGGTCATGACGACAACGCCAGCAACCGCAGTGTACTTCACAAGTCATTTCTTCTGAGTCCACGGCGGGGGTGGTGTCATCTTCAATAAGCGGTTTGGTGTTGCGTGCAAGGCGAACTTCGATGTGATTGTTATCAAGCAAGCGACGAAACATGGTTTCTCCTTATTAAAGTGATTAATTTCTTCTCACTATAAGGCTTGTAAATCATGCGAGAAAAAAGACTAAGAGACTTCCGGACTTCGATCTGCAGCAAGCTCTTCTTCGGTTTTTAGACGGAGTCGATAGTGAGTCTCCATACTCACCCGGAACGTCAGATCGTTAGAGTCCGGTTCGGTTTTGATTTCAATCGGATATGTCTCAAGGATGTAGAGATGTGCATTCTTTTGGGCGTTCTCGTAAGTCCCAAAGAAAGCGAGCAAATATGCATCCATCTGATCGACCATTTCACGATAGGGCGCATACGTCATGTTGTGGATTTGGTCGCCATAATCATTACTCGGTGGCTGATAAATCATGACTTTTCTCCTTCAACAAACGTGACAGACTGGGCAATTTTAAGACCCAGCCACTTACCATTGTGCGCTATCACTTGTTCCTCCGACCAGATCTCTGCGGGCTTATCTTTGTACCAGACAAAGTATGTCCTTGCGCCTTCAATCTCTGGACGAACACCATTGTTCAACTCAGCGATCAACATCATGGATTCTGGCAGAATAGGAATGAGATACATTTTAGCTCCTTTAGAAAAAAGTATAGGGCCGGGTTAGGGCCCCATACTTGGGTTATTTGTCTTCTTCAGACTCGTTTTCTTCTGAGTCGTCTTCGTCTTCTGATTCGGTTTCTTCACCTGTGATTGCGGATGCAATTCCAACGATGGTAAGCACCGAGGTGCCGACTGCGAGCCCGATGAGGAGTCCGTTCCCAACACCCTTCGCAAATATCTTGGCGTAGAGCTTTGCGACGGTCTTGGGGTCCGAATTTTCCTTAGCGAGTTCAGCAACCAGTGCGTCGATGTCTTTTTCGGCGGACATGGGGTTCTTAATCTTCATGGTAATTTCCTTTTCATAATGAGAGGGTTCTCACTATAGTGCTTGTAAATTTTGCGAGCAAAAATAAGAGGGCTTGTTAGGCCCCCTTACTTTGTTAACCTTGGTTTAGTAGTTGTATGAAACCTTTTAAAGCGGCATCCTTAGATTTCGAATCGCTGACTAAAGCTTGGTTCATAGACATTGTGAGTTTCACGATACCTACAAATTGAATAAGTTCATTTTCATTCATTTTATAGCCGTATCGTTCTATGGTCTTTATGTTGTCTTGGACAACTTTAGTCAAGAGCTCGATGTTCTCATAAGGGTTAACTTCGGGGTTTTCCATTACAATCCTTTCATAGGGTTCTCACTATAGGCTGTGTGAATCCTACGAAAATGAAAGTTACTTTCGACGAGGCTGGTAGTTCTGAGTCTGCTTCCGTTCACGACGATCAACTTCGCGCTGCCAAGTTCGGGAGTTGCGAGCCTGAGTTGTACTGCTGATGAGCTTGGCAACAGCCGTGATGGTCATGGAGGCCACAGCCAATGTCTCAAGCGGACGCTCTTCAAACAGTTGAATAGCTTTGGCCTTGATCTGTTCGTACTTCTGCTTAGCGGTCACGGTAATACCTTTCTATTAGTGTTAGATATACAACTAGTCGTCTTGAGAAATACCGAATTGATGTTCGAGCTCAACTCGCTTTAAGCGTTCTGAAATCTCAACCTGCTCCTTTGCTGGATTCATGAGTTCTTTGACTTCGGCGAGAAGCTTATCTTTTTCCTCTCCCTCGGCAGTCATCAACTTATTAACAAGTTCCTGAAGTCGTTCCAAAGCATCCATAACATTCCTTTCGAAAAATATGAGGCGGTGTTAGCGCCCCATACTTGGGTTAAAGATTCTTCATTTCTTTGCGGAGGTTGAAAGCGGCGATGTCGGCGTTCAGCTGGTCTGCGATTTTCTTCAAAGCTCTGGTGCTTTTCTTTGCGCGTCGAAGAGCTTGCTCGTACTTTATCCAATGATAAATATGCGTGTAAGCTTCTCGAAGCGTCATGTCCAAGTCAGGGTCTTGAATCATTTCGCGGATCATGTCCGAACGTTCCGTTGCGGTTTTCAGGCTCATTTCAAATCCTTTCTAATCTTCTCATTATAAGGCTTGTGAAATTTGCGAGAAAAATATGAGGCGGTGTTAGCGCCCCATATTTTTGGGTTAGTTAGTCGTCTTCATTATCGTCGTCTTCGTCGTTACCGAGTTCATCGATCTTGTCATTGATGGCACTCGCGATGATATGGGAGATGACAGCTACGGAAATGCTAATCGCAATCTTCGGTAGGATGACGCGAGTTATCAGTTTCTTTACTGCTTTTCTCTTCAAGTCGCGAATTTCTTCGACAGACATGTCTCGAATTTCGTCGATGGTTACTTCTTTATCGGACATTTTAATTCCTTTCGATTTAATAACTTCTCAATATATAGCGTGTGAATCTCGCGAACGGGCAAAAACTAAGAGGCCGTGTTAGGGCCTCCGAGTTCTACACCCAAATTACGGACAGTTCAATCTTTGGTTTGTGGCAGTCGCAAATGCATTCTTCAGCAACGCAGGTCTCGTGTTTGTGGAACACGCACATCCAGGCAGTTGAGTCGTTACGCATTCCGTAATACTCAGTGCCTTCAGCATTGTGTTTCACACCCAGGGTATCTGCGATGGCTTTACGTGCTTCGCGAATTTCGACATTATTCATGACGTTCCTTTCATAGGGGTTCTCATTATAATGCTTGTGAATATTGCGATCAGGCAAAAACTAAGAGGCCGTGTTAGGGCCTCCGAGTTTGTTACTTCCTAAAGGTGTGGATTGGATCTTTGAATGCAGCTATTATTCTAGATTTCTCGAAGGGTGAAGCTTCTTTGTACATCCTTGAGTTCGTCACGGTATCCAGCAACATACGTTGTCCACGATAAGCTTGTCGCTTAATCGCTTCTTCGATGTGTACGTGAACAGCATGGACGATCAACAAAGTTGTCGCAAAAGCCATACCAACAAGGTACTTCTTTTGAGCGTCAGTAAACTGATCCATATTCAGTCCTTTCATAGGGGTTCTCACTATTAGGCTTGTGAATATCGCGAATAGGCAAAAACTAAGAGGCCGTGTTAGGGCCTCCGAGTTTTGATTCTATGCTTGGTTCCAGATCTTCATAAGAGTGTTCTTACGGAAGGTGAGGCTACCTCGATATGTGCGATTTACAACAGAGTAAAAGCTGATCTTGTACTTCTTTTCGATGTGGGTAATCCCATCGACTCGATACATGAGACCGGCAATCTTGATGTAATCGTCAATCATGATGTCCTCAACCTTGACGTAAGTCTTCTTGTACTTCTTGGTCATGGTATTCCTTTCATAGGTGGTCATTATTGCCCGTGTGAATATCGCGACCTCACTTATCGAGATTCTTGATAATCTGTTGGAATTCACTCTCTTCTTTGAGATCTAGCAGCACCGAATATAACTGTTCGGGAGTTGCTGTATCACAAAGCTTCTCAAACATTCTACGATAGACACCAATGGCATTATCATTTTTTCGGAGTTTACTTTCTAGCTCTTTAATCCGATAGTGTTGACTAATTACCACACCAGTCATACCACTCAACATAAAAGTCAAACCAATAACACGAGAATCCAACATCATTAGTCCTTAGTCTCGACTGTCATATTTGGAGCCGACCGGATAGCGAGAAAAGTCGCTTGCGTTCACGTCCAACTCGTAAGTCTTTCCGGTCTCATCGTCTCGGACGGTGATCTCCCAACTTTCAGCAACTCGAGTTGTCGTGGGAACTTTTCGGTTGCAGTACTTGGGAACACTGGTAGTGGTTGTTCGCTTATTAGTACCACTACCAGTGGTTGAGGTCTTTGTCTCGGTGCCGCATTGGTAGCGCTCGTTCTTAGTCGTCTTCTTGTCGTGCGCTCGTTCATGCTCCCGATCGATCACGGTACCGACCAGCTGCGTAGGGACAGCAGGGCCGCATCCAGTAAGAGCGAGCATAGCGGCAGCGGTAATCAAAAGTGCCTTCTTCATGAATATGTCCTTTCAAGACAGAAAAAAGGGAAGGGCTTGTTAGGCCCTCCGCTTTAGTGGTTGGTTTTGAGTTCTTTACGTTCGCGAATCGTTTCGATTCCGAGCTTAGTCCATTCGTAGCCTAGCTTCACCAAGGAAATTGCTCCGTAAGCCACGAGGGCTCCGAAAACAACTCCTTGGCTACGACCAACGGCGTATCCAATTTTGTACTTAAGTTCGTCGTTCATGACTTTTCCTTTCAGTAGGGTTCTCACTATAGGCCATGTAAATTTCGCGACAAAAAGAAGAGGGCTTGTTAGGCCCTCAACTTTATCGTTCGGATTTTGGTCCGTAAATATATTCCATTGATTCTTCGTACGGGATGCCAGCCCAGCTTTCGAAGTCCTTTTCCAGGTCTCGATCGTCCATGTAATCTTGGTACCACTTTTTGACTTCTCGCTCATGCTGAGCTGAGTGAATAGCAATTGCTGCTACCACGCTAGCTGCGATGGCGATTGGTCCTTTAGTGCGGTCCCAGACTCTCTTCAGCGAATCGAGTTTGGCTTTTAGTTCTTTATTTTTGATTTCGGGCATTATACTTCCTTTCATAGGGGTTCTCACTATAATCCGTGTGAATTCAGCGAAAAAAGAAGAGGGCTTGTTAGGCCCTCTCCTTTACAGGGGGTTTTCTTTGAAATACTCGATATCGTTTTCGTCTGCTCCGAGGAATTTCCAGTAGTCTTCCAGAAGATCGTTCTCGCGGAGGAATTGTTCAAGATCGCGGTTCGAATTGCGGAGTACCAGCGCCAGGCCAACTACTGTGGCTGTGCTGATAACTGCAATTTTTCCTTTGTTCTTATTCCAAATTCGCTTTGCGGATTCAAGCTTCTTCTCGATTTTGGCGTTCATGGTACGTCCTTTCAATAAGGGGGTTTCACTATAATCCGTGTGAATTCAGCGAAAAAACTAAGAGGCCGGGTTAGGGCCTCAAAGCTTTGAATGCCTACTGCTGTTCTTTCAGTGCTCTGCGTTCAGCAACGTATTCGTCCATTTGACGAGCCATGTCAATCAGATGCTCCCACTCGTCGTCATCCAGGTCATCAACGTTTTTCACATTACTGTTAAGTTTCTTTATATGATCCTTATCAGTCATGATGATGTAGCCGAGACCTAGCAGAGTGGCGATGGCAGCACCAAGCTTGATCTTTCGCTCGTTCTTCTTAACGAATGCTTTGATTTTATCGGTCACCGTATTTCCTTTCATAGGTTTTCTCACTATAAGCCGTGTGAATTCAACGAAAAAAGAAAAGGGCTTGTTAGGCCCTCCGCTTTAGTTTACGATTTTGAGTTCCGGTTTCTGTTTCTTTTCTTTTACTTTCTGGAGTGCGGTCTTGGCTGCTTTGTAGCCTTTGTATCCGACAGCGCCGATGACAACACCGACGGCAAATACACCTGTGCAGATGATGTTGATCGCTAATGCGTCAATATCTTCTTGCGACATGGGTTCTCTGTCATCGAGTTCGTCGAGGCGCTTGGCTTCGGCCATTGCAACTTCGTAGTCGTTATCCATAATATAACTTCCTTTCATAGAGGATTCTCACTATAGGCCATGTAAATATCGCGACAAAAAGAAGAGGGCTTGTTAGGCCCTCCGCTTTAGTTTTCGGAATCTTCTGATTCGGTTTCTTCGTTATCTTCGGTCTTTGCGCTGAGTGCACTAGCCGCAATAATGACGGCTGAGGTGGCGACGAACGAGATGATAAAGCTCTTCACAAAGCTCTTTACAAATACTTTTGTAAACTGCTTTGATGTGTTCTTAAACATCTCACGTTCTGCCTCTTCAACATTAGTCACGTCTTCGTGGATAGTGTTCTGAGCAGCAGTGATATCAAATTTCACGGTTGTTCCTTTCATAGGGGGTTCTCATTATAAGACTTGTGAATTCTGCGAAATGGACAAAAAAGAAGAGGGCTTGTTAGGCCCTCCGCTTTAGAGTACTTTCTTACGTTTGGTCAGTTTGTACCACAGAATCTTCCACCAAGGGGTGTTCAAAGAGTTCCAGTACTGCGCCCAGGCATGGGTAGCGTCGTCTTCGGCGCTCACGTACTTCGCTATAATATCGTCTGGGATGTTATAGATTTCTGCAAGCGCATAAAGGGAATCTACTCGATGTTCTTCGGCGTGACTGTAGTCTTCGTACAATTTCTTGATTGTAGAAATATGCGACATAGGTCTGTTCCTTTCATAGGGGTTCTCACTATTACCCGTGTGAATATTGCGATCTATGTTACTCACGAGACAAAAAGAAGAGGGCTTGTTAGACCCTCCGCTTTACTTGAATAGTTCGTTAATTTCTTCTCGGGATGTTTGGTATCCGTAGAATACGGGCTTCTTGTCTGAGAGCTTTCGGAGCACGAGGCCGACTGCAGCTGCGCTAGCAGCACAGGCGACGAACAGTGCACCAAAAATCTCTACGGCATTAAGCTCTTCTTCTTTCTTAGCCATTTCATTCTCCTTTAGGGTTTAACTTCTTCTCATTATAAGGCTTGTGATTCTTACGAAATGGACAAAAAAGAAGAGGGCTTGTTAGGCCCTCCGCTTTATTTCAGTTTAATGGCGTTGTATACGCCGTTGAGTCGATCTTCAACAAACTCTCGTTTGGTATCTTTGGGGATAAACATGTAAGTTAAGTCATGCAAGATGTACGCATCGTTACCTTCTGCGAGCTTTTCTTGGAGCCACTCGTTTTCCCCATCCGTCCATTCGTTGTATCGATCAATCTTATCGATTCGTTCCTGTTCTTCTTTAGAAACGGTTCGAGCAATTATAGCGATACTACTTACAATGATGGTGGCGTAAACGGCGACTTTAGCGATTGTCTCGTGGTGGTCGTCGACGAACTTCTTAAACTTTTCCTTCTTGGTCATCTTTTCCATGATAGTTCCTTTCAGTTGGGGTTGATAGTTCTTCACTATAGGCTGTGTAAATTCAGCGAAAAAAGAAGAGGGCTTGTTAGGCCCTCTTCTTTTAGTTAACTCTTAGTTTGGTGATGATGAAATCGTTGATTTCGTCTTCGGTCATTTCGGTAAACTTCTTGTCGTCTGCTTCCAAAGCCAGCACATTTTCATTGCCGTGGATGTCTTCGGTTATGCCATAAAGGCGCCGTCCATCTTGGCTAATGAGAATATGTCCGGGATGGGACTTCAGTTGCTCAAGGAGCTTCTTTTCGTTACGAAGGATCTCAGGCATTTCATTCTTCCTTTCATAGGGTTCTCACTATAAGCTGTGTGAATTCTACGAATAGGTCAAAAACTAAGAGACCGTGTAGGGTCTCTTAGTTTTGGTAGTACATCAATAACGTAGCTGTTACTTGTTAACGGCTCCGGCGGTTTTCGATCTTTTCCTTGACCTTGTTGGCTGCTTCAGTAGCAAGTACAACAGGGGCAATGACAATTGCGAATGCGCCAATAAGCTTGTTCGGGTTCATAACATTTCCTTTGTTTGAATGGTGTATCTTCTCATTATAAGGCTTGTGAATTCTGCGACTTAGACAAAAACTAAGAGACCGTGTTAGGGTCTCTGAGTTTTTTACTTCTTACGGTTTTGGCGTTCTAAAATAATCCGGGGGATTTCTTCAGAAAGTCGATCGATTCGTTCTTCTTGTTTTGCTACTTGGCGGTTATGTTTGGCTATCTTACGTTCCATGTGCTTCGACTTCACAGACACTATGTCTGATTGAATATCGCACACAAGTACGCGAGCAGCCAACCGGTATTCGCCAAGCTTAACAAGCTTTAGTTTCATATCGTTACTGATTACAGCAGGCATTTTAGTTCCTTTCAAGTAAGGGTTCTCACTATAGGGCTTGTGAATCTTGCGAAAGGACAAAAATTAAAAGGAGGAGTAAACTTCGCGGTTACTTAGGAATACACAGCGGGATTTTCACCAATAGTCTCCGGACTCGCCACCATAGTAATATCTAGTATTACATCTTGGGTGCCTTAAGGTTGTGTATTCACTCCTCATTATAGAACTTGTGAATTCTGCGACCGGGACAATTTTTAAAAGTCCTTGTGAAAGTGGCGACTTTCTACCAAAAATCCCTTCCGGGGAAATTTTCAAAAACGAAAGGCCGTGTGCTTAGAATTATTAGTTCTTTGCACACGGCCTTTCGTGTTGATACCTGATCTAGTGATCTGGCAGTTTCCTAGCGGGGCCGGATGATGAGCCCAAAGGCTTTGGACGTCAAGACGTGCGCTCGTTCGTAACCGAGGACCAAGACAATACCTGCCAAGTTACCAGCAACCGTCAGAACAGTGTCAAGGCTTACGGGTTTCTGAAGCTCCGGTTGGGGAGCTTTAAACTTCATAAGCTTCTCGATCTGTTCGAGGGTTTTGATATACTCAGCAGAGTAAGGTTTGTGATCCTGCAGTTCCACGAGCGCCTTTTCAATGGCGTCGGTCAGTTCCTGGGGGTCTTCAAGTGGCTTGTTCTTAGTAAACATGCATTTCTCCTTTCAAGAGGTTCTCATTATATAGTGTGTAATTCTTGCGAATCCGATAATCAATCGGAAGCGTTCTTCACCTTAAATGAGATTGAGTCTCCAGCCTTCGCTTCGACTTCAGCGAGATCCTTATCAAGCACGAGACGGTAAGGAGCCTGATCAATATCAGTATCGTTAATCACGAATGCGCCAACAGGATTGGGTGCGTCAGGCGTGTAGTTCTTTCGACTTACACTCAAGACCAGACCCAGGAAGACCACCACAAGGGCGATCGTACCAACAACCTTATCGGGGTTGGGGAATACTTCAGTCCCCCAAAGTGCAGAAGCTCCAAAATAAAGAGCGCCTGCGCCGGGAAGAATAATCTCCACAATCCGACGAAGGAAGTTGTAGGTGGAATCGCTGAGCAAGAACCCAGTCGACGTTGCTGCATGATCAGCCATCAGTTATCTCCTTTTGTTTTCTATCAGTCCCATGCTTAATGGGTTCGGCGCCGAGAAGGTGAATTTGGCGCTGAAGTTTGGAAATATGTTCCTCAGCTTCAAATCGAAGATCGCGTTCGTCTTCGAGCTCTTTTTCTGCTTTTTCTCGTCGCTCGATTTCTCGAATATTCTGTGCCAGAAGGTTGGAGTTTCGTAGTCTCTCTCGACCGGCTTTGCCGGACACCCAACTGACAAACCCCTTGGAGAATGTCGCTAGGGCGGCACTACCCCCAGCGGTTCCCAGGAGCGCCAGAATTAATTGTGGTGTGTCCAAGGCTCCTCCTATTTTTGCGGTACCAGAGGTGCGAGTTGAGAACCCTTAATCTCCAACCATCTCTGAACTAGTGTAAGAATAATTATCGTGGATACAGCGATACCTACCGGCGAAGTGTTAAGGTAGATAATCATGGCCAGATACATCATCAAACCGGTGCCCAATAAGGCAAGTCCGGTTCTTTCTAGCCACCAAATTCCAGGCAACACAGCAAAGCCCGCAAACGCTG